AAAAAGCTGATTCTAATTACGAATCGTGGAAGGCGCATGCTAAAAAGGGAAATTCTTATAAGGCTATACAAGGAATGGATAAATATTATAAAATGGTCATGGAAGGCGGTGCTTAGTATGTTTAAAAAGCTGACATTGTCAGAGCAACTACGTATGGAGCGAGAGAGAAACCTTGTGCTGTTAAACAGGCAGGCGGAACTTGAGGATGCACTAATTGAGGTGGCGGGTATAGTTGCGGAGAATGAGGAAGCGATTCTGGAGGTGCAAAATGGCTAAGATATATTATCGTAAAATTATATCGGGTGACATTAACCCTGATACCGGGGTGGAATGGGTAATAGATGATGTCCCTACCAGATGGCGTGATGAAGTGCAGGAAATGTTAGATGATGATGGAAACGAAAACATATCTTGAACTTGTTGAGATAATTGAAGGTCAGCGCAGTATTATAAGCAAACAAATAGATATGATAGTAAAGCTGCTAAATCAATCCGCTGAGCAGGAAAACATGATTAATGAACTGATGAATGATTGTATGGAATAGGCGCTCTGGATGGCGTATTTTTTATGTCACAGTAGACTAAGGATGTGACACTCCTCCCGCTGGTAATTAGTAGTTGCAGAACAAAGGTTTGTATATTGATTGATTTTTTCGAGCATGGAGCAGATATAACGGCGGTCCAGGCTTTATTAGGCCACTCAAACCCTGCCACCACGCAAATATACGCGCAACTAAGTGATGAGAGAAAGAGGACCCAGTATAAAAAGTATTTAGTGCAATAACACAGCAGCCCCGGAAGCCGGGGCTATTTTATTGGAGGTGACGTAGGGTATATGACGAACCTGAGAACATGGGATATTATGATACTAGACGACGGTGTTGTTATCCCCTTTTATATCCAATCTTCACGGGATACGAGGTTTAGTGTCATTGCTGAAACCAGGGATGCGGTGGATGAGAAGGATGCCGCTGACGGGGATATTGATTTTGGGACGTGGCTTGGCATGGGGGGATTTAAGTTGCATGGGATAATCGAATGTGACACCCTTGAAGCAAGGAATGTTGCGGGAAATATATTGCGGCGTCAGCTCAACGACTGCCGCTCACCGAAAACCATCACCTACGAGCATACCCCGGACAAGTTTACCGCGATACAGCTAACTGACAGGCCGGAGATAGTGCGTTTCCCGAATCATCTTGAGGTGAGGGCTGAGTTTAAAGCATATCCTTTTTGGCTTGGGACTGTGGAAAGGTCTATCGTCGGAAGCGGTGTCATCGAAAATGAGGGCACTTTTGAAACGGGGCTTTTGATAGAGGTTGCCGGGCCTGTTACGGATCCTTCGCTCACTATAGGCGGGCAGGAACTGCAATATACCGGCACGGTGGGAGATGGTGAGGTCCTTTTTGTTGATACGGAGAGGGAGATCGTAAGAATCGGTAATGTTAATGTTATCGGCGATTATAACGGCGTGTTTCCCCTGCTCTATCCGGGGAAGATGCCGGTAACTGTCCCCGGCAATGTCACTGTCACTATAAGATGGCGGGACAAATGGATATAACCCGTCGAATTCGATGGGTTTAGGAGGATGATGTTATGCAAATACCTAAGTCAATTGTAATAAAAACAGCGGAAGGCAAGACTGCCGCTTATTTGTCGCCCAAGGCAGACGGGCTAAAGGATGTATATCCCGATGTAAGGCTAAACGGCGAATCTATACTGGAATTTTCGATCCCGGTCACATCGGAGAAGCTAAAGGAGATTACGCCGGAATGTCAGATCTGGGCGGCGGGAAGGGTTTATTCCTTGCTAAAGGAGGATGCTATTGACTTTGTCAGGGATGAGAATAACAAGCTGTGGGCCAAGGTTATGGCTAGGGAACGATGGGGTGATTTGAGTTACGAATACCCCGAACCCTATATCTGCAACGACCCGACTGTTACGCATCCTGCGGACCTTACGGTTACTATCGTGGGCGGCGGGGATGATCTATCCGGCGGCAGATATGAAGCGGGGACTTCCGGTCATGCCTTATATGCGGTGCTTGATGGTTCCGGGTGGTCTGTGGGGACTGTGGATGTTCCCGGGATACGTGACCTTGAGATGGAAAAGGCCAATAGGCTCACTCTTATCCGTGCAATCCAAGAGATATGGGGCGGGTATCTTTTATGGGATAGTGTAAACAAGACTGTAAGTCTTCGGTCCGGGGATATATGGCAGCCTTACCACAGCTTTCAGGTGCGGTATAGGAAAAACCTAAAGCATATCACGAGGACTCAATCGAACAGGCTTATAACAAAGCTGTATTGCTTCGGCCACGATGATCTTGATATTGCTTCGGTCAACGACGGCAAGAAGTATATCACCAACAACAGCTTTACGCCCAGGGAATATATCGGCACTTACAAGAACCAGGATATATACGATGCTCAGGAGTTAAAGGACAAGGCCACGGCGGCGCTTGAACTAAACTGCAAGCCGATGCATTTGTACAGGGTGAAGGCTGTGGACCTTAGAACGTTGCCGGAGTATGCGCATGAGGAGCTTGCCCTGGGGGATATGGCGGATATTATCGATGCTGATATTGCGCCGGATGCGCCCAGGCCAAGGATAATACGGCACAAGTATAATCTTTTTAAGCCTTGGGAGTGCGAGCTTGAGATAGGGGACCCGGAGGAGAGATTTATCGAGAAGCTAAAGGCCGCCTTCGATACGACGGGCTTTATCGACGGGAAGTTTAACGGCGAGGGGAAGTTTAGCGGGCACGGCCTTGAATACAAAAGTGTGGGTGCTGACAGGCTGAAGGTAAACGAGCTTGTAGTTGGAGATAACATAGCAATGGGGCCTAATGCTAGCATTAGTTGGGCCAAGGTGTCGGATCGGCCTGACATCCCGGATGATGAATACATCACGGAAATAACGGAAGACACTTTAAAAACGACGAATGTCTATGCTAAGAACCTTGAGGTTAAGGCGGCAAATATAACGGGGATTCTTACTGCAAGTCAGATCGCAACGAATATTGCCCAAGTAAATAACACATTGAATATTGGAGACTCAACAAAAGACGCCACAATTATTTTAGGCGACTACAGCTCCATTGACTTCCAGAAAGAATACAGTGCATTAAGACTTTCGGCTTTGACAACTGTGCATCTTGAAGGATCTCATTTGTGGGCAGATACATCAACGGCTACCTTTGAGGGTAGCGTGGAATTCGAAGATAATACTAGATTTTACGAAAACGCAAGGTTTGATGGTGACGTTTCTTTTCATGGTGATGTTGACTTTTCATATGCCGATGTTACTGGATTGGACATGGATTATGTTGTTGAGGCATATACAAAAGCCACAAAATGCATCCTTAGTGCAACTCAGTACGGGTTAATAGTAAGAGACAGGAACGGAAATATTTTAGGGCAGATAGATTATACTGGTTAAGGGAGATGTTTATTTTGGGTGAAAATATTGTCGGAAGTAAATTTCAAGTGAGCAGCAGAGATTTCGTGATACAAGATGATGTCATCGTTGTTACTAAACAAATGGAGGAACGAATCAATAAAAATGATTTGCTTGCATCAAAAGCAAACATTTTAGAAAAAAAGGAAAGGCTACGAACTAAAAACATTAGGCTTATCAATGAATATAACGAACTTCTGGAACATGAAAGGTGTGTAGACGAAATGATGGAGCATCTAAGCATAAAAACCTCTATTGATGTGGATGAATTAAAAGATGAATTAAAACAAATTTAAGGAGGCGTTTGCCTCCTTTTTATCAATTTGAAGGTAAGTATCTCGTGGTACGCTTAAAATCTGCGTAAGTTTTACCATTGATTTTAAATACAAATTTCATTGGTATTTCCGCAACTGCTAGTTTGGTATCATTGTTAATTACAGTCAACGAATCTTTAGTTATTTGTTCAAAAGTGAATTTCCCATCATATCTTTTGCTCACATCTTCTATGTTGACATACTCTATCTCGTCCATAATTTTGAACCTCTCACGACTAAAGTCGCGAGATTCCTGCTTCACAGACTTCGTAACCTCCATCTCCACAGGCTATCCCCGTAGTCCCTACGGTTTTATATTTAATAATTATTTAACTTGCTAATAATCTTAATCCTTCATTTTTAATATTTATTGCGGCATTTACATCTCTATCGTGTTTCTCTCCACAGTTGGGACATACCCATTCTCTAACGGATAAATCTTTTACTTTTTCATTTTTAAATCCACAATCACTACATAATTGACTACTCGGAAAATACTTATCTACTTTTTGAATTATCCTATCATACCACAATGCTTTATAATTTAACATTCT